GGCGCGCATTCTCCCGCAAAGGGCGTTTGTGCGCCCTCTCTGCGTTTGAGGATCCAGCATGACAATCAAGGGAGAGATCTCTGCGTTGCGTGACGAGATGAATGCAGCATTGGCTGTCGCGGTACTCACAGCCACCAAAGAAATCGCAGCAATACGCGCCGATGGACAAAAGCAGCTCGACGAGCTGCGCCGGCGTATCGATGCGCTCGAGCACAGATTGACGATGGTTGCCGGGAGCGGTAATGCGCCGCCGCCGCCACACAACCAGGACTAGGGAGGAGGGGGGTACCCCTTAAGCTATTGCCTAGAAAACGAATACCGCCCGACATTCGGTCGCTAGCGAGGGCTCATACTAACAGCTGCATCGAGAGGCTGGCTGCGCTTGTCAGCAGCCCTGGCAAAGATCAATCCAACAGCATCAGCGTTGCGGCCGCTAATATTCTGCTCGAGCGTGGTTGGGGCAGGCCAATACAGCCGATCGCCGGCGATGCGGATGGTGGCGACATCAAAATTCTCATTCGCAAAATGTTGACGGACGAATGACACTGCTCGCTGCAGACGAGATTGATATTCCGTACAACGGATGGCATCCGCGGTCGCATCAAAGCAAACTTTGGAATTACCTGGCGCGTGGTGGCAAGCGCGCGATGGCTGTCTGGCATCGTCGCGCCGGCAAAGACGAAGTGTGTCTGCACCACACGGCCGTGTCGGCGCTCGAGCGTGTCGGAAATTACTGGCACTGCTTGCCGGAATATAATCAGTCGCGCAAAGCGATCTGGACTGCAATCAACGCACACTCAGGAAAGAGACGCATCGATGAAGTCTTCCCACCGCGGATCCGAGCTAACACTAACGACAACGAAATGTTTATCCGGCTCAAGAATGGTTCGACGTGGCAATGCATCGGTAGTGACACGTACAACGCAACAGTTGGCGCGAGTGTCGCCGGCATTGTCTACTCAGAGTGGGCGCTCGCTAATCCCAGCGCCTGGGCCTACCACCGACCAATGCTCGAGGAAAACAACGGCTGGGCGGCGTTCATCACTACTCCCCGAGGACGCAATCATGCGTTCGCCATGTTTCAGCATTCAGTTCAATCGCCCGATTGGTTTAGCCAACTCCTCACCGCGGATGATACCGGCGCTCTCACCAAGGAAGCTCTTGCCGAAACCTTGAAGGAATACACTGCGCTCTACGGCGCCGATGTCGGCCGCGCGCAGTATCGCCAGGAATATTTCTGTGATTGGCAGGCTTCGATCCTGGGCGCGTACTTTGCGCTCGAGATGGCGCAGGTACGCAGTGAAGAGCGCATCATCGACATCGATGCGATCTCCGGCGAGCAGGTACATCGCGCTTGGGATCTTGGTGTGCGTGATGACACGTCTGTGTGGTGGTTCCAGCTCCAGGGCGGCCAGATAATAATCCTAGACCACTACGCGCGCAGTGGCGGCGACGTCGAGCACTTTGCCGAACAGATCGAGCTGCGCCGCAAAACATATGGCTGGGTCGATGGCACTGATTGGGTGCCGCATGACGCAAAGATCAAAGAGTGGGGAGCCGGCCGGACGCGCGTGGCAAGTATGAAGGCATTCGGTCTGAACCCGATGCTCGTACCATGGGCTACGTTCCAAGATGGCATCAACGCAGTGCGCCGTACGTTGCCGCTATGCATCTTCCACCCACGCACAGAGGAAACGGGTATCGCTGCACTCGAGCAATACCGGCGCGAATGGGACGATGAGCGCAAAGCATTTCGCGCCACTGACGTTCATGATTGGACCGCACATCCGTCAGCAGCTTTCCGCTATCTGTCGTTGGCGTGGCGCTACGTCGAGCGCGCACCGCCGGCCGATGAGGCCGAACGTGGTTGGCACATTCCGCCGCCGGAAGACGATCGCAAGGGGATCAGGCTATGAGACATCTGCGCGCGATCGCGATGTGGATGGTGGCTCACGTTCCATTGGGTAATCTCACGCCACACGTCCTGGCGTTCGCGCTTGGCGCCAGGGTGTACCGGCGCCGCAAGGATCTGGAATGAGATCGATCGTAGACGTGGTACTCAGGACCGTTGCAGAAGCGATCTGCATGTCGCGAACGTGTGAAGGTAACCGGTGCTGCCAATGGCCGGCGAACCGCAGTCGCTTGGACTGTCCGGTGAAAGACGGTAAATACGATGATGCAGCGTCTGCTGCCATCGCAGTGATCAGAGAGATGGAGCCGTAGCATGGCTGACGCTGATGACACCAAGCCGGCCGCGGAAGACATCAGGCATGATGATCAAGAATACAATCCGGCGATCGAGCCCAAGAAGGCGAAAGCCTGGCTCAATCTGTTGAGCGAGAGCGAGAAGGCATTCCAGCCATGGAACGACCACTGCGACAACATCGAGAAACGATATGCGAGCCTGGGTCGGCTGGCGGATATGGCGCGCGACAAGGAATACCAGATCTTCTGGGCGAACTGCGAGGTGCTCAAGCCTTCGATCTATGCCAAGCCGCCTGTCCCCGTTGTGGTGCCCAAGTTCAAGGACCGGCGACCCGTGCCGCAGGCTGCATCGGAATTGCTCGAGCGGTGTACGACGGTCGCTTTTGATCTCGCGCGCATCAATGACGTGATGATGCAGCTGCGCGATGACGTCGCATTGATCGGCCGCGGCGTTCCCTGGTGTCGCTATGAAAGCAAGCAGGACCAGACCGGCTACTATTCAACCGAACGTGTCTGCATCGAGTACAAGAACCGACGCGACTTTTTGCATTCGATCTCACGCAGTTGGTACGAGGTGACGTGGGTTGCGGCCGCCAGCTACCTGACCAGGGGCGAGGCGCGTAAACGGTTCAAGGAAAGCAGCGGCGATGCCTACCAGGAAGCGGACTACAAGGTTGACAAAGACACCAAGGCAGTCGGCGGCGCCGACAAGCGCGAACGCGCCAAATTCTGGGAGATCTGGCACAAAGGCGAGCGCCGTGTGGTATGGGTTGCTGAAGGCTGCGAAGACATTCTGGACGAGGATGACCCGCACCTAGATCTGCTCAATTTCTTCCCGTGTCCAAAGCCGGCCTATGGCACGGTGCAGCGTAACTCGCTGGTGCCGGTGCCCGACGTGCTGCAGTACAAGGACCAGCTCGAGGAGGTGAACCTACTCACGGGCCGGATCCATGCTTTGTCAGATGCGCTCGAGGCGAAAGGATTTTATCCCGCCGGCGGGGCTGAGATCTCCGATGCAGTGCAAGCTGCGATCAAGACGAAGACACCAGGGCGGATGCTCGTGCCGATCTCCAACTGGGCTGCATTTGGCGGCAGCAAAGAGGTGATCATCTGGCTGCCGATCGACATGATTGCGCAGACGATCACCGCCCTGGTGGCACTGCGCAAGCAGGTGATCGATGACGTCTATCAGATCATCGGACTGTCAGACATCATGCGCGGGCAGACGGATCCGCAAGAGACGCTTGGCGCTCAAGAGCTAAAGACCGACTACGGATCCACGCGAGTGCGCGACAAGCAGGGCGAGCTAGTGCGGTTGGCGCGCGACCTGGCTGAGATTACGGCCGAGATCATCACCGAGAAATTCGATGCGGTGACCATGATCGAAATGAGCCAGACGCAGCTGCCAACGCAGGCGATGGTGCAGCGGCAGATCCAGCAGGTGGTCGAGCAGATGCAGCAGCATCATAACCAGGCGCTGCAGATGCTTGGCAATCCGCAAGTGATGCAGCAGGCGCAAGCCAACCCCGAGCAGGCACAGCAGGTCCAGCAGCAGTTTCAACAGATGCAGCAGGCGGCCAGCGGCACCATCATCAAGCTGAAGGAAAAGCCTACGATCGAGCAGGTGCTGGCCTTCCTCAAGGACAACCGCACCAAATCATTCGTGCTCGACATCGAAACCGACAGCACCATCCAGGCCGACGAAAACGCCGAGAAACAACGCCGCGGCGAGTTCATAGGTGTGTTGAGTGGACTGCTGCCACAGCTATCGCAGATGATTGCAGCGCAGCCGCAGACGGCGACGTTCTGTGGTGAGCTGCTCAAGTTTGCGACTGCGCCCTTCCGTGCCGGCCGGTCGCTCGATGGCGCCATCGATGACCTGGTGGCGCAGATGCAGCAGCAGGCCGACAATCCACAGCAGGACAATCCGGCGCAGCTTAATGCCAAGACCGCACTGCAGATCGAGCAGATGAAAGACAAGCGCCAGCGCGACAAGGATCAGCAGGACCAGGCGATGCAGGCTGCAGAGCTGAAGCAAAAGGACGATCACAAGAAGATGGATCTGTTCAATGCGCAGAAACTCGAGCAGATGCGGCTAGCGTCCAAGCAGGGCGATCAGAACGTAAAGATGCAGGTGCAGAACGAAAAGCTGATCGAAAACCGCGAGAGCCACCAGGCTGACATGAAAGAAAAACAGCAGGACATGCATCTCGAGCTGATAAAGGCACAGACGCAAATCGAGGACAACATCGCCAAGCGATCGGAGCGGGCAGAGCAGGCAGAGCAGCGGCGCGCGCAGCATCAACTGAGAACAACGCAGCAGGCATTCCGACCAGGAGGGCGCGGTGGCATCTAGACAGCATTCGATAGGAAGCTTGATGGCGACAGACCGCTACCGGCCGACTGGTAGTCTGATTGATCAGGTGCCGCCGATGTCGCGGCCGCCGATGCCGCCGGCCCCTTCAATGCCGATGCCAGACATTGCCGCTATTTCTAATTCTCCTACGCTTCACAGCCTCAGCCGCTATTTCACGCAGCCAATGCCGCCGACCACCCAAGGTGCAAAGCCTGGTGGCTGGGGCAACGTGCCGACAGATCAAGCCGAGATCCCGATCCCTGGAGATCCTCGCGCCATGCCACCCGA